ATTACCTGGCCAGCTTGTTGGAAGCTAAAAATGATTTTGAGCCGAGTGACAAAAAAGACTTGAAACCGGAAACCTGGAAAATGGTTCAAAGCCTCAAAAAAGATTCTGAACTAAACGGGGTAAAGAAGAATATTGCCAAGTCAAAGAAGGCGGAAGCACCCAAGGCCCCAGTGAAAAAGGTGGACTCCCCGGATTTCAGGGAAGAAGCCCCAGAGGAACCTGCAAAAAAAGAACCAGTGAAGAAGACACCCGTAAAGAAAGAATGGGGTCCAGACAAAAAAATAGCCACTCGCACTTCATCCATTTTGGATGTGTTGCTGCAAAACAAATCTATTACTGAGGAGGAATTAATTATTCAGGCAGAAAAAGTTTATGCAAAAGCTGGTGGGGATATGAATCCAAAAATGGCAAAACGTACTTGGACTCGGTTGCGGGTGGCGTTTGTGTACTTGGGGATGGTTCGGGTTACTGATGGAACGATTGAGGTTTCAATTAATCTTACAGGGACAAACAAATGAAGACAATAAAACAAAGACTATTGCCGGGTGATTTTGCAAGGTGGAAAAAAGCTCAAGATGCTGCGGAAGAAAAATCCTATCATGAACTGGGTTCCACCGTCACGGAGGTGGAAAAGCCAGATGGGTTTTTTATCATCCCAGAAAAATTAAAAGGTAATCAGGAGATTGGTGAACGTGATTTTTTGGTTTTCTATTTTGATTCTCATGAGGATTATGAACTGGTAAAAGAGTTTTTGGAGAATAAGAAAAGCATGACTAAAGTTCACCCTGATTTGATTACTTCTAAACTGGTGGAATTAGTACAAGGAGCTTTAGGTGAAGAAGGTCATTGACAACAAACCAAAAGAACGTTCGGCAGCTTGCAGAATATGTGGGTTGTGTGACGGTACAATGTGTGATAAATTAAGTGATGAAATGCGAATTGATTATGAATACCCGGAGCAGTTCCCACAAACTTATTCTGGTGTACGATTTACGGCTGATGCAATGGATTGTTCTTTACCCATATCTATTGACAGTCATTCGGGGTGTTCTTATAATTGTTTGTATTGTTTTTCTAATAACTTGCAGCGGGCACCAGATAGAAACCCGGCTGTGTTGCAGCGGGCTATCGCTACGGGTTCTTTTTATTCTGAATGGCCTATTCGCAGGTTAGAGGCGTTTTTGGCCCGTGACCTGAAAGACAAAATCAGCCTAGCTATGTATCCTCTGTTGGATCAAGGGTGCCCGGTACAACTGGGTGCCCTGGGAGATCCTTTTGATGAGCTGGAACGTCACAGTGGGTGGGCTAAGAAGGCGTTGCCGTTGTTTATAAAATATAAGGTGCCCGTGCGAGTCAGTACAAAGGGTGCGGAGGTGTTGAAGAGCCCGGAGTATTTGAAAATTATTGATAAAAGCCCGGAGCAGTTTTGGTTTGCTTTTAGTATTATTAGTAACAGTGATGAGTTGATTCGGCAGGTGGATTTAAAGGCCCCTGTGACCTCAGTACGTATTGAGGCCATGAAAGCTGTTACGGATTTGGGGTGTCCTGCTTCGTTACGGTTCAGGCCGTTTATTCCGGGGATGAGTGATGCTTATCCAGGGGAACCGGAAGCCTGGAAGGTGTTAATGGAACGGGCAGCCGGGGCCGGGGCCGGGGCTATTAGTTTTGAATATATTTTCTTGAACCCGGCCCTAACTCCTCGCCAGGAGGTCATGCAGCGGGCCATGCTAAAGGCCATTGGTGATCCCCATTTTGCCACCCGTTGGCATGGCATGAGCAAGGGTTCTGAAACGTGCCGCCGGGGCAGTAGATATGTAAAGTATGAGCAAACAAAAAAGGTCCGGGATTTGGCCCATAAACTGGGGTGGACTTTTGGTATAAGTGATCCGCATTTTAAGGAGTGGAACGATACTGGTAGTTGTTGTGGTCTGCCGGATTCTGGCGATGGGTGGTTCACAAATTGGAGCCGCCGTCAAATGACGGAAGTCATAGTGCAGGCACATAAGGCTGAGGCTCGTGGGGAGGAGTTCCTGGTTACATACGACGATTGGAAACCAGAGTGGGCTCATAAGGTTGGTTTGACCAGCATGGTAAACGTAGGAAACTGGCACAGTGCTAGAAGGAAAAAGTACGTTACTTTTGGGGACCACATGCGTAAGAAGTGGAATGATCCAAAGCACCCCAGAAGTCCTTTCCAGTATTTTGATAAAGTTATGATCCCTGTTGGAATCGATACCAAGACCGGTGATTTGATTTATACGTATAAGAATTGGGAGGATAGTAAAGATGCCTTGTTGCCCAACGAATAAAGTTAAGTCTTTAGAATTACCAGTATTGAATGATAACATAAAGTTTACTTCCCAGATAGGGTATTGTCCTTATTGTTTATCACTTGATATGTATAAGGGGTGCCCACATGGGTGCAAGTACTGTTTTGCTCAGACGGATCATCTTGTTCTTCCTGGTATTGGTGTTGGTTTAAAAGATACGGTTAGTATGTTTTCTTTTGATAAAACGATAAGATATATTCAAGGGGATACAAAATTAAAGCATAATCATCTTGCAGAATATATTCACAGGAAGCAGCCTTTCCATATTGGGGGAATGTCAGACCCGTTTCCCTTTGGGATAGAGAACCGTGTACATCACACCTTGGCTTTTATTAAAGCCGTTGGGGAATACCCTTGTATATGGTCTACGAAGAATCCCCCGGCGGCCCCTGAATATTTGACGGAAATAGAAAGGGGGAATCATATTTTTCAATTTAGTTGCATTGGTTTGCCTGAGTATGATTCCAGGGTGGAATTAATTGAGCCGGGTTTACCCAGGGTGGGTGTTCGGTTTGAGAATCTTACGGAGTTGAAGAAGGCCAGTAAAAAGATTATATTACGGCTCCAGCCGTTTATACCTTTTATTTGGAATTATGATAATTTGAATAAGTTTTTTGATAAGGTTTCCGGAGTCGTGGATGGAGTTTCAATTGAGTTTTTGAAAAAACCTGTGCCGGAACCCTGGAAAGACTTTTCTAAGGTTATGGGGTTTGATATTAATAAGTTTTTGTGGACTCTCCATGTATTGATATGGGGCAGGATAAAGTGTTCGATACACGTTACCGGTATGAAATGTTGAAGCTCCTTAAAAAGATGATACACGAACGGGGGATGGAGTTCTATGCTGCTGAAAATTATTTCCGTTCTATGTCAGATGGACCAGCGTGTTGTGGAGTTTCAGAAAAGGATGATGAGGTGTTTCAATCGAAGTTGACGTATTGTTTGAATACAATGTTATTTAAGGCAAAAAAGGAAGGTAGTTTTTGTTGGGATGATATTGAAAAAGCCATGCCTGAAGAACTTAAAAAGGGTAAGTGGGTATCTGGGTTTAGGGCCGATTTAGCTAAATTAACAATTAAGCAGGTTTTGAAACGTCGTTATCAGACAAACAAAAGTAATAGTTTTAGTCCAGGTAAGATGTTTTGTGATTTGAAAGCAAAGCGGGTTAACGGGAAACTACATTATTTTTATGTTGAAAAGGATTTTAATAAGGGCTTTGATTTGTATTTAGAACAATATGACAAGGATTATGGAAATAGTATTTTGAAAGATGCTAAAGTTATTTAAAAAGTATATGAAAGGAACCGCATGAAAATTAACAAAATAGAATTACAGAACGCCCTGGAGATAGTGAAACCTGGATTAGCAAGTAAAGAGGTGGTGGAGCAGGCCACTTCGTTTGCTTTCCTGGAGGGGTGTGTTATTACCTATAACGACTCCATTTCAATCAGTGCCCCAGTGGAAACCGGTATTGAGGGGGCTGTTAAGGCTGAGGAGTTGTACAAATTGCTTTCCAAAATGAAGACAGAAGAGATTGATCTACAGGTTGAAGGTGGGGAGTTATTGATTAAGGCCGGGCGGGCTTCAGCCGGTATCCCTTTGCAGCAGGAAATCCGGTTACCCCTGGAGGAGACTGGCAAAATAGAATCTTGGTATTCATTGCCGGATTCGTTTATGGAAGCCCTCAAGTTTGCCCAGTACACCTGTTCAACGGATCTGAGCCGCCCGGTACTTACCTGTGTTCATGTGGATGCTGTGGCCGGGGTGGTGGAGAGCAGTGATAATTACCGGCTCACCAGGGTTGAAACCGGTGGGGGTGGATTGGATTCTTTTCTTTTCCCGGCAGCTGCAATTCCCCCGTTACTGCAAATGAAACCAGTGAGTATTTCAGTTGGGGAAGGCTGGGTACACTTCCAGGCCGAAAGTGGGGCAGTATTTTCTTCCAGGGTGTTTGAGGGGGATTACCCGGATATCAGCCCATTCTTAAAAGTTAAAAATGGAATGCTCATAACCTTCCCGGTTATTTTGCAGGAGGTGTTGGAGAAGGCCGCCATTTTCTCAACCAGGGAAAGCACGGTTGATAATGTGGTGCGGGTGACTTTGGCTGACCGCCGTATGATTATTAAAGGTGAAGGGGAGTACGGATGGTTTAAGGAAGAATTGAATTACAAATACAAAGGTGAACCGGTTACGTTTACGGTGAATCCGGTTTTTCTACAACAGGCCCTGAAGGGGTTGAAAAAGTGTGTTAAGGGTGAAAGGGTTCTTCTGTTTGAGGGTGAAGGATGGAAACACGCTGTAGCACTGTTTAAGGAGTAGAATTCATGCCGGGATTTTTTACGAAAAAGGAAACTCAATCTGAATCTCAGTTTGGGGGCAAGCCCCTTTCTTGTGCCTCTTGCGGGCTGTACCGGGACAAGCTGCACCCCAGGAGTGGGGCGTTTGGGGGGAATGACCAGGGGATTTTGAACGTGGGAGAGGCTTTTGGCCGGGATGAGGATATAAAGGGCCAGTATTGGCAGGGCAAGGCTGGGAAGTTTTTGAAACGGGTTTACCGGGAACTGGGTGTGGATCTGTTTCAGGATACAGTGAATATTAATGCGGTGAATTGCCGCCCAACCAGCCCAACAGGGGCAAACCGGGAACCCACTAAGTTTGAAGTGGCTTGCTGCCGTAAACGGGTGAATGGGGTGATTAAGGAATCCCAGCCCAGGGTGATCATTTTGTTGGGGGCTTCGGCCTTGTGGAGTGTGATTTCTCCCAGGTGGAAAAAAGATCCGGGGGCTATGGCTCAGTGGCGGGGGTGGACAATTCCCGTGCATGAGTTGGGTGCCTGGGTTTGCCCGGTGTTTCATCCCAGTTATGTTATCCGGCAACCTGATAATCCCCAAGTGGAAACCATTTGGAAACAAGATTTGCAGCGGGCCTTTGGATTACTGAACACCCCGCTACCGGAGGAACCTATTGAGAAGCATGTGCAAGTGCTTGAGAACCCGGATGAAATTTGTGGGCTGCTCCGGGGTTTAACTGGCTGGATGGCTTTTGACTATGAAACTACAGGACTCAAACCCCATACCGGGCAACAGGTCCTAAAGTGTGTTAGCGTGGCCCAGGGTGGCCGTGGCTGGGCTTTTGGCTTGGAGTCCCCCCAGGTGGTAGGAGCGTTAAAGAAAACGCTGCTACGGGCTAATTTGGGCAAGGTGGCCCACAATATGCGGTTTGAACAAAGCTGGACCCTGAACAAACTCCGGGTGTCTGTTCACCCCTGGCTTTGGGACACCCAGTTGGCTGCTCACATACTGGACAACCGGGCCGGGGTGACTGGGTTAAAGTTCCAGGGCTTTGTAAACTTTGGGGTATCAGGCTACGACGATGAGGTTCGGCCCTACATCATCAGCACGGATGGGAAGGGGGCCAATGCAATAAACAAAATAGATAAACTGTGGAAGACCAGGAAAGGAAGACACCAGATTTTGACCTATTGCGGGATGGACAGTATTTTGAGTGATTTGCTGGCCGAAAAACAAATGAGGGAGATGGGTTATGAAAGCTAATATTCATCCGAAAACAAAGGAGGCTTATCAGTTGTTTCATGCCGGGGTGCTGGCCCTGGCACGGGCTGAGGAACAGGGTATGCGGATTGATGTGGATTATTGCTTGAAAGCTAAAGCCCACCTCACCCGGAAGATTCAGCGGATGGAACGTAAGTTGGAAGACACGGAGCTGGTAAAGGTGTGGTGGGAGCGGTTCCGGGCCGGGTTTACCCTGGGAGGGAATGACCAGTTGGCCTGGGTGCTGTATACAAAAATGGGTATTACCCCACCAAACACTACCAAGACCGGCAAGGGTTCCGTGGATACGTCAACCCTGAGTCAGATAGACTTGCCGGAACTACAGATTTTATTACAACTCAGGAAGTTAAAAAAGATCCGGGATACCTACCTGGAAGGCTTTCTCCGGGAGCAGGTGGATGGGGTTATACATCCATTTTTTAACTTGAACATACCGGCAACTTTCCGCAGTAGTTCAGATCACCCTAATTTTCAGAACATACCGAAACGGGATAAGGAAAGTAGGCAGGTTACCCGGCAGGCAATTTTCCCCCGGCACGGCCATCAGTTACTTGAAGTGGATTTCAGTGGCCTGGAAGTTAGTATTGCTGCCTGTTATCATAAAGACCCAAATATGTTGAAGTACCTGTTTGATCCCACCACGGATATGCACGGGGACATGGCTAAACAGATTTTTAAGTTTTCTCATTTTGATCGACAGGAATCAGGGTTAAAGGTGTTTCGGGATGCCTCTAAAAACGGTTTTGTGTTTCCCCAATTTTACGGTGATTACTATGGTAATAATGTCAAGGGCTTGTGTACTTGGGTGGAGTTGCCGGAAGGCCGTTGGAAAGCTGGTATGGGATTACCTTTACCTGGGGGTGGAACAATCGGGGATCATTTGATTAGTAAAGGCATAAAAACTTATAAACAATTTGAGGCCCATTTAAAGTTGGTACAGGAAGACTTTTGGGGTAATCGGTTTGTAAAGTATTATCAGTGGAAAGAGCATTGGTATAAGCAGTATCAACGGCAAGGCTATGTGGATTCCCTGACAGGTTTCAGGTGTAGTGGGGTGATGAACCATAACGAAGTTATTAATTATCCGATTCAGGGGGCGGCTTTTCATTGCCTGTTATGGTGTTTTGTGGAGTTAGATAGAATTAGCCGGGAGCAGGAGTGGAGAACCCGGCTGGTGGGGCAGATACATGATGCCCTAATTCTGGACGTTTACTCGGCTGAGTTGGAAATGGTTTCGGAGGCCGTGAGTCGGGTCACAACAAAAGATTTAGCACAGGCTTGGCCCTGGATAATTGTACCACTTAGTGTTGGGGCGGAACTTTGTGGGGTTGATTGTAGCTGGGCTGAAAAACAAAGTTATCAAATGTGAAGGAGAATTAACTAATGGGTGGGGAATATTGGGTATTTTTAATTTTGGTATGGTTTTGGATTGGTTTCCTCCTTGCATGGAGGCTGAAGAAGTCGAAGATTATTGAAAGGGTGTCTTATGGCATTCCTCCTCCGTTTCACCCTAATTGCCGTTGTGTTAGTATTTTTGATTGTAATTATTATAAACATACGGGAGAGCAAATGGACCTTCCATTTTGGTTTCATGATTCGTTGAAATTTTGTGGGGTGGACAGGAGCTGGGCTGAAAAGGAGGATTACGTGTTATGAGAAATCATGCAGTAGAAGTTTTGAAAAAAGAAGAGAAGTCTTTGGAGTGGAGGGTTAAAAAATATAATTGGCCGCCGGAGATTATGCATTTAAATCAAATTAAACAAGCCATTGTTGATTTAAGGGAAAAGGAAGCCCAACGGGAGATGGCAAAGGAGGGTGGGGATGAAAACTAAAGCAGAGGAAGTGGCATTTGTATTCGGTCAAGCATCTAGTCGACTTTTAAAGCACGAAAGACCTTGGGGCTATTTTGAGATTCTCGCAACTGGCCCTGGCTACAAAGTAAAGCGTCTGGTGGTGAATCCCGGCAAGCGGACAAGTTTGCAGTGGCATGAGTTGAGGGATGAGTTGTGGACTTATGTTAGCGGTGAATCTAAAAAGATCCGAGTTGGCGATGGAACATGGAGAGCGTTTCTGGGTTGTAGTGATACTGTCAAAGCTAAAGAAATCCACCGTATCACCAACACAGGCACAGAACCGCTGATAATCATTGAGGTGCAAACCTCAGATGATCCTGATGGTTGCCGGGAAGAGGATATTCACAGAATAGAAGATGATTTTGGCAGAGAGGTGGAGTGATGAAGATTAAGAATAAGATTGTAGGAGAGTGGAAATTGTTAATCAAGGAAGACTGGTTAAAATGGAAACCGGAGAATTATACAACTCTATTCTTTATTGAACCTCCAGACCATTCATTTGTTAAGGGAGCGAGTGAAGCAGAATATAGAACTGATCGTAAAGGTGATTCGTTCTGGTGGTTTGAATGTGCACGGTATACACATGAGGATATGCCAGTGTACTTTGCTGCTTATTGTGAGATTAAAGGACCGTGGGAATGACCGATGAAGATCACTATTGAATTAGAATATAGCGAAGCATTGGAGCGGATGACTGAATTAATGGATATTAACCCTGAAGCGTGTACGGCTGAGTATATTGAAATGGATAAGCTGGCAGATGAGATAACCAAATATGAGGAAGAACATTTTTCATGGGCAAAGGAGGGGAAATGAATTTACTAATTATTTTATTAATAGGGTTTTTCTTTTTATTTACATTCATGGTGACAGGTGTTGACTTCATTGAGTCTTTAATTCTGTCCAGTGAGCATAGGATTATCAGATCAATAGTCTGGTCAATTTATATAATTAGTTTTGTTACCACTGTGATTTTTGTATTAAATAATTTAGGAGGCATCCGATGACAGTTAGTGCAATTTTACTTTCTTTTGTAGTGGTGAGTATAGTGTTTGTGGTAGGACTTGTTTTGGGGTATTTTATAGGGTTTTTTGTTGGAAAATCAGTTGGAGAAAAACCAGCAGGAGTGAGGGTAAATTAATGAGTAAACCAGGATTGACAATTGAAAAGATGAAGGAGTTAAAGATAATAGCAGAAATGGCTATTTTAAAAGAGGCCCGAACCCAAGTGGAATGGTTTCAGAGCAGGACAGGTGCTTGTGTGGAAAGTGTGCATGTTGACGTGGTTGATAACAGTACACATGGCGGCCCAGAAGATGGAGAGGGATTGGTTGTGGATGTTAAATTTGATATTGAGATTTAAGGAACTAAAATGGAATTATACAAGAAATACAGACCGGATGCCCTGGAAGAAATGTTGGGAAATACCAGTGTGCTTTCTTCTTTGACTGCTTTGTTTGCTACTGGTGACCCTCCCCAGGCTTATTTGTTTTCAGGCTCCACGGGCTGTGGTAAAACCACTTTAGGCCGTATTGTGGCCCGGATGTTGGGGGCAGTGGGTGGAGATTTCAGGGAGGTGGACTCAGCTGATTTCCGGGGGATTGATAGTATCCGAGAAATACGCAAGCAGTCCCAGTACCAAGCCCTGGAAGGAAAGCGAAAGGTTTGGCTGTTGGATGAGTGCTTTTCTCCTGAAACTTTAGTTACAACTTGTGGCCAAGGGGAGATTCTAATCAAGGATATACGACAAGGGGATCAGGTATATTCATTTCAGGGCCGGGATATTGTGGAACAGGTTTTTAAAAATAAGGTTTTTTTGAATAGGGTTATTCGGTTGAGGTTGAGTAATGGAAAAGAGATTTTTACTACAAAGGAACATGAATTTTTTACGGCTGCCGGTTGGGTGTGTGCAGGTTCCTTAACAAACGCTGATTTGATTTTGCCCCTCAATGAAATTGACCATATTAGGATGGAAAGTATTGAGGTATACCAACGAGGAAATAATGACCGATACTTCCAGGGTGTTATTGGAGATAAAGAAAGAGATCAAGGATTTGTAGAGTTTTTTGATTTACAAATGCAGGGAGATCCTTCTTATTTTGCTGGGGGATGTCCTGTTCATAATTGTCACAAATTAACCAATGATGCCCAAAATGCTATCCTCAAAGCCCTGGAAGATCCCCCAGCAAACGTGGCATACATACTTTGTACTACTGACCCGCAAAAGCTCATCCCACCAATCCGGGGCCGGTGTAGTCAATTCAAGGTTAGCCCCCTGAATGACAAGGATCTTTTACGGTTGCTGCGAAGGGTGGTGCAGACGGAAGAATGTAGTTTAAGCCGGGACATTTACCAGGAGATAACCAAAACCAGTGAAGGGCTACCCCGGAATGCCCTCCAGATTTTGGAGCAGGTGTTGGCCGTACCGGAAGACGAACGGGCCGGGGTGGCAAAACACGCTGTACAGGTGCAGGCCCAGGGAATAGAACTTTGCAGGGCATTGGTGAAGGGGGAGCCGTGGAAGCGGGTGGCAGGTATTCTAACCGGCTTAAAAGAGGAAGACCCGGAAGGGCTCCGGCGTATGGTTTGTGGTTATTGCCAAAGTGCTTTGTTGCGGGGTGGATCGGAGGGGAAGTTTGGAACCATTTTGGAAGAATTCATTGACCCGTTCTATACTACCCCTTGGCCACAGCTCACCCTGGCATGTTTTTCAGTGGTGTGTGGGAGGCCGTAGTGGATAATTTCTGGCTGATCAGATCAAAAGGGCTTTGGGCTATGACTTTGGGGGACAAGCAAATCTTCCGGCGTATTGTAAAGCTCCATGTGATTCAGGCTGAGTACGGTGAGGAGGCCAAACGGATTGCCCGGAGGTTTAAGATTGGTAAGCGGGGTTCAATTGGCTATATGCCGTCCCACTGGCAGTTGATGGGTAAAGCTCCCTTGTTGTTGGTGCAGGAGCGGTTGGCTGGCCAAGGGGGCAAGATCCACTACACAACTTACTGGGGAAGGCACAAGGTTCGGGAGTCAGGGGAATTAAAAATTACGGGTGAAAGTGTGTTTGAGGGGTATAATATAAACAAAGGGGAAAAATAATGGAAAGAAAGAAAGAAGAATTAAACTGGGATGATGACGTTTCAATTGATCAGTCCGCACTGGATGTTGAGTGGCTGGATCAACCCATACTGATGAAGCGTTATGGGGAACGGGCAGCAAAGGCCCGGCTGGAGTTGGATCAGGCCAAGGACCAGTTGGATTTTGTTAAGGCTAAGTTAGAAGGTCAAATGAGAAGTGACCCAGATAAATTTGCCCTACCTAAAGTTACGGACGCTGTAATTAAAGCAGCCCTCCTTATTTATTCAGATTGTATTGAGGCTCAAGACGATTACAATAAAGCCAAGTATGACGCTGAAATTGCCAGGGTTGCGGTGGCTGCCATAGACCAGAAAAAGTCTGCCCTAGAGAACCTGGTAAAGCTGCATGGTCAGATGTATTTTGCAGGCCCGTCTATACCCAGGGATTTGGATAAGGAGTGGGAAAAACGGGAAAAGGAAAAACGGGTTAGTGACGGTATCCAGGCTCGAAGGAAGAAATGATGGAAGTGGTTGTAATAATTTTTATAATAATTTTAGTTATCCTTCTCCCCGTGTATGTGCGGATTCTCAGCCGGAATGCTGCCAAGGGGAAAATGGATGCCTATGAAGCAAATGTAAAAGAAACAATAAAGGAGCTTAGAGATGGCAAAAAGAAGTAAAAAAAGAGGACGGTTTAATGATCAGGTTGGGGATGACGTAAAGGACCAAAAGAAAAAAGGAAGTTCCTACGGTTATTTGAACCTGCCAAAAGGGGTGAATGTATTTAAAGAGCCATTGGATGGCACGGTTAAACTGGACTTCTTGCCGTATGAGGTTACCAACCCAAAACATGCTGATCGTAAGGAAGCAACAAATCGGGCCAGGCCGGGTGATTTGTGGTACAAGTTACCTTTCAGAATTCACCGGGGAGTAGGGCCGGAGGATGAAACGGTTGTATGCCCGGCTTCGTTTGGTAAGCGGTGCCCGATTTGTGAGATCAGGATTAAAAAACAGAAAGCCGGTGCAGACCAGGATGAGTTGAAACCATTTAATTCTTCCCTCCGGCACTTATACTGTGTGATCCCGATTGATAGCAAAGATTATGAAGAACGGCCCTACGTTTGGGATATTTCAGCATTCTGTTTTCAGGATGAGTTGACGGATGAGTTGTCCCAGGATGAAAGTAACTGGGGATTCTTTGATTTGGAAGAGGGCCTGACCCTGCATGTGAGGTTAATCAAAAAGGCGTATTCTACAGTAAAGTATGGTTTTACCAAACGTATACTCTTCAAGGAACGGGAGGATGAATACGAAGAAAGCATTCTGGATGATGTGCCAAAGCTGGATGATTTGCTGGAAGTTTTAAGTTATGAAGAATTGGATGCCAAGTGGCTGGGCATGGATGAGGTGGAAAACCAGGAGGAGGATACAGATGAAGATGAAGTAGAAAAGGAAGTTGAACAGGTACCGGAACCCACAACCCACCGGAAAAGGAAAAAGGCCAAACCAGTAGAAGAAGATGAAGATGAAGATGAGGTTGATCCTGACGAAATCCCTTTTAGCAAGGGGGATCAGGTTGAATGGACTTACCGTGGGGATCTTCTGGCTGGTGAGGTCAAATCCATTAAGGGTAAATTCGCTATTATTATTAGAGATGATAATGAAAAAAATACCAAGGTTGCTCTTGATGAGTTAGGTTGGTTTATACAAGATGACGTAGAAGATGAAGTAGAAGAAAAACCAAAGAAAACCGGTAAGAAAGCAAAAAAGGAATCCCTTTGCCCCCACGGCCATGAGTACGGGGTTGATACTGACGAAAAGGATGAATGTGCTACGTGTGAAGTTTGGGAAAAATGTATAGATGAAAAGGAGAACGCAAAGTGAAACGGGCTACCAAGAAACTTAGTAAACAAATGGAGGAAAGGCTCCATAAAGAACCCCCTCCAGAAGTACCCCAGGGGCGTTTGATAAGTACTGGCTCCACCCTGTTGGACCTGGCCATTTCTGGTGGATGGGTCCGGGGAGGCGGGTTGCCTGGTGGGAAGCTGGTGGAGATATTTGGCCCGGCTTCTGCTGGGAAAACCGTGTTGCTTTGTGAGATAGCCGGGGCGGTGCAACGGCAAGGTGGGCAGGTTATGTTTAAAGACCCGGAGGCCCGGCTGAATAAACAATTTGCCCAGATATTTGACCTGGACACAGCCACTATGGATTACGGCATACCAAACACCGTTCCGGAGTTATTCCAACCCGTACGGGAGTGGAAACCCCAACCGGATGAGGGGGTGGTACATGGGGTGTTTGCTGATTCCCTGGCTGCTTTGAGTACAAACCTGGAGATGGAAGATTCCGACAAAATGGGGATGCGGCGGGCCAAGGAGTTTAGTGAAGAGTGTCGGAAAACCTGCCGGGTACTTACTGAGCGTGGGTTTCTGATGGTTTGTTCTAATCAGGTGAGGCAGAATGTGGGAGCCACTTCTTTCCAGAAACAGACCACAACCCCAGGTGGGAAGGCAATAGAGTTTTACAGTAGCTTGCGGTTGGAGTTAAGCAAGCCCCGGAAAATCTACCGGGAGCTGAAAAAGGAGAAGCGGGTTATTGGTGTGACTGCCCGGATCACGGTGGAGAAAAGCACCATTTGGAAGCCTTACCGGTTTGCTGAAGTGCATATCCTGTTTGATTACGGCATAGATGACATTCGGGCCAACCTGGAATTCCTTAAACGGGGCCGGGATTATACTTCTTACAAGGTGTGGGATGAGTTTAGTTGTATGGGAATAACCAAGGCCATCCAGGAGGTTGAGGAATTAGAATTGGAAGAGACCTTACGGGAGCAGGTCATTGATTTGTGGGAAGAAATAGAAGCCCGGTTTGTGCAGGATAGAAAAGGGAAAAGGAGAGAGTAATGAATCTTACAAAAAGTGAAGTAGAATCTGTTTCGGCAAGGATAAAAAACTTATTCCAGAATCGGGAATTGATAGGTGTGGATATGGAATATGGGGTGCGTGCGGTAGAATCAAAGAATGAGTATAAACAGTGGGAAAAAGATGGAACACTTACAGTGAAACTGACTTTTGGGGAATTGAAATGAATAAGAAACAAGTTTGGGACAAAGATAGTACAATCCAACCTGGAGTAACCTGTATAGAAGCTACGGATGAGGAATCTGTTTTTGTGCCAGGTTTTTGGGTAATCCGATCAGCCGGAACAGATGAAACTAAAGTAGATATATCCAAACCGTTTTGGTATCGCATAGGGGAACATATTATTGAGGCTGGATCTGAAGAAACTGCCCGAATGATAGCAGAAGCCCATAAAATAGGTAAGAATCCAGAAAAGGACTATGTCCCGGTTTATTGGTCAGGGAAGGGGCCTTGCCGGTTAATGGTTTTGTGGCGGAGGTTACACGGCCAGGGTGGGTCAGTTTGGTATATGACTAAAACGGGGGATTTACACAAACGAACTTTAGAAGAGTTACCAAAAGAGTTGAGAGATCAGCTGGTGGCTTTGTTTGATAAGGAAGAGGAATGAAAACATCATCAGCAAAGGCCAAAGGCCGCAGGCTTCAGCAGTGGGCATGCACCCAGGTGAGCAGGGTAACTGGTTTTGCTTGGGGTGGGGCTGATGAGGATGCTCCCATAAGTAGCCGACCAATGGGCCAGCCCGGTACGGATGTGCGGTTGGAAAGCCAGGTGCAGGCCGTGTTCCCATTTAGTGTTGAGTGTAAGTACCAGGAGACCTGGAGTATTCCGGCGTGGATTGTGCAGGCCAAGGCAAACCAGAAGCCGGGCACGGATTGGTTGCTGGTGATAAAGCGTAATCGGATGTTGCCGGTTGTGGTGGTGGATGCCAGGGTGTTTTTTAATCTGTTAGAGAAGGGTAAAAAATGAGTACATCTATATTATTAAATAAAGAGCAGTTAATTATTGTGGAGTTTTGTAAGGATCTTGGTATTAAAGACCTTAATAAATGTAAAAAGGTAACAATAGTAATTCAAACGGATGATATTATTACAGTTTCAGCGGAGTATTTTGTGCAAAGAGAAGGGCTTGCAACCGTACATAAGAATATAAACAGAAAGTATAAATTAGTTCCGGTAGAGGAAGAAAATGTTATCAAACCTTAAAATTCAAGGATTCCAAAGTCACAAGGCTTCCCAGTTGAATTTTCACCCTGGAGTGAATGTGATTGTGGGGCCTTCGGACAATGGCAAGTCAGCCATATTTCGGGCCATTTGTTGGGTGTTGTATAACCGGCCACTGGGGGAGGCTTTCCGTTCCTACTGGGCAGAGAAAACCAAAGTAACAACCCTGTTCACCACACCGGATGGAACCACTAAAAAGATTGTCAGGGAAAAGGGGAAGAAGTTTAACGGTTACCGGCTGGACGGGTTAGATATGCAGGCGGTGGGTTCCGGGGTACCAGATCAAGTGTTGAAGGCTCATGGCATGGATCAGGAGTTGAACGTGCAGAGCCAGATTGACCCGTTTTTCCTCATACAAAGTTCTTCCGGTGAAGTGGCCAAGTATTTTAACCGGGTGGCCCAGCTTGAGGATATTGATGTGGTGACAAAACACATTGATTTCCATGCAAAAGCCAGCCGGGCAAAAACCGCTCAAGCCCAGGAGGCAACCGAACGCTACCAGCAGCAGTTGGAGCGGTACACCACTCTGCCCGACATTCAGCGGTTATTGTTAAAGGGTGAGGGTATGAAGTCAGCCCAGGATAATCTTCAAACCCAAGTGCGGGGGCTGATACAGGTTTTGGCAGAAGTCAGCCGGACTCAAAGCCGGTTGGAACAGCTGGCCGGGGTTGAACGAATTACAAACTGGATGAAGGAGTTGGCTGGATTGGTGACCGCTGGGGAGGAGCTTCAGGGCCAGGTTGAAGAGTTGGAAACCCTGTGTTTTGAGATTGGGGTGTTTGAACGGGAGGTTCAGGAAGGCCAACAACAGTTAAAGGTTCTACCCCTGGTGAATAAGGCTTTGAAGGAACAGAAGGAAAATAAGGAGTTGCGGAAAACGTGGAGTGAATTAGATCAAGAAGTAGGGGTATACAGAAATATTGAAACTAATATACAAACCAGAATTGAACGTGCCCAGGATTTACAGGTTTTGTTTACTCAGGAGATGGGTGAGCAGTGTGCTTTGTGTGGGCAAAAGATAGGGGGGAAGTAATGAAGATTAAGACTAAAGATATTTTATGGGGCGTATGGATAACAGTTTCAATTAAGGGGGCTTTGTGAAAGTTAAATTTGTGATTACTCTCTTATTAATGGTTTACGTTGGAGCGTTGGCTGCATTGTTCACATTTAGTTTGATGTTTGGATGGATAGGGGAGTAAGATGAGTTATAACTTTTACTATAAGCAAGTTGGAAACATAGAAGTTGGGTTTATGAAAGACCCAAGCAACACACCTTATCTGCTTTCGTATATTTCTTATAGAGGGAGTGAAAACCTGCTAGATAATTACCGGAGAGATAGGGGAAGGGAATTTCAGTCTACCATTTTCGATGGAACTATTCCACCAGGAAAAGATTTTATGTTCAACATAGTCAACCCAACTTTTGGCGGCGGCAATTGGGGAAAAACTATACCAATTATGCAGAACTTTCAGGAGACGTTTAACACTCTTGAGGTTACTTGCCAAGCCTATGATTACACGCAGGAAATCTCACCAGTCGGACCCTACCGGGAACGGATGTTAGGGAACCACTATCCAGAGTGCGGCTGGAATTGTACGACTAAATATACCATCGAATCCAATTCTGTTAAAATGGAAGTAGAATACTGGATAACAGATTCCAAGCGGCATAATATATTTGCTTTCCGACCTATGGTGCTTCATCTTAACCCCGAATCGTTCCAGTATCCACTGATCAATGAGGATAAGCGAGACATGGATTCCTGGCTTCAGGCTGTTATCAGGGACGACCATATTGGAGTCGAAACAGTTGATGGGGGGCTAAAAGTTAAGATTACAGCCGGAGTGGATTCTCCAAAGAGTTATAGATTTACACCTTACTTGTCACATAGATGCTTTAAAATGACTTATGATTTGTGGGATCAGGAAGACAATGTGGCTGATGGCTCTGCTGATGTTTGGGAAGCCATGCTGGTAGTTGAACCTCATAGAATATTCAGCCCCGCAACAGAGTTCAAGGGGTGGGCTAGGATAGA